TATTTTGGTATAGAAAAATATCTTGAACATGGGCCTAGCTTTATAGATCATCTCGACGGAGAGTTTTTGTTCATTGTGATTGATGGACACAACATAGATTTCTTCACTGATCCTTGGAGTACTCGGCAGTGTTATTTTACGACCGATGACGGCTATTGGTATTTCACCACTTTGCGTATCTCTAGAGAGAGTAAGAGATTTTTACATAATAGTCATTATCACTTTAATACTAAATCTAGGAAAATAAAACAAGTTAATCCTGAGTTAGTGAGTTGGAATCTAGATCAGAATGTAGATACGATTGATGAGGTTGTCGATGCGTTTAAGGAATCAGTGATAAAAAGATGGACACCAAATTGCACGTTATTTTTAAGTGGTGGAGTTGATAGCAGCGCAGTTGCGTTATGTCTTTATGAAAATAATTTACCCTTTAACAGCATCAGTCTTATGATTAATCCTGAGTTTGAGGATCAAGAATCCTTATCGGCTGTGTTAAATTTTTGTAACAATCATTTTATGGTAAATACAATAACTGAAAATTATCCGAATATAGATAATGCACAGGCAGAAATTAGAAACCAAACAAAAAAACAATTTGCATCTAAAGTTGTATTGATGGGAAATGGTTCAGATGAATTCATCGATGATTATAGATCAAAACATGAAGAGAATGATTGGGATTATTGGCCAGAGGACTTACACAATTTTTTTCCGACTAAAAATTTTTATTTTGGTCAAAGTAGACGGTTGTTAGACTTGCACGAAAGATTTAATTTAAATTTTGGTATAGAAGGTAGAAATATTTTTTATGATAAAAAGTTGGTTCAGTGTTGGTTAAGTATTTCTATCGCACTAAAGAATAAAGAGAACAAGGGGTTCTTAAAAGATTACCTCAGAAAATATCAAATACCTATTTCTAAAACTCCTAAAGCCGGATTTGATCGCCAAAATGTAATATCATCACAAAATGGAAGGGATAACTTCTATAAAAAGACAAAATTTGTCTAACATAAATAGAATTGGGAGATAATTATGGTAGATGAAATTGACAAAGCGCTTGGAGTAGTCGGGGATGTTATTCCCCCAGAAGCATCTCTGAATCCTAAAGTTAAACTCTCTGAGGTTTCTCGTTATCCAGACGACTTGCTTGATGATGAGGATATTGATCTTGACTATAAGTATCAAAGAGAGAACTTCTATCGGTTGGTTGAACAGGGTTCTACTGCGATTGAGGGTATCCTTGAACTTGCAAGAGAGGGTGAACACCCAAGGGCATACGAGGTGGCAGGACAGTTAATCAAGAACGTAGCAGAGGTTACTGAGAAACTAGGTGACCTTCAAGAGAAGATGAAGAAACTCAAAGAGGTTCCAGATCACGCGCCTAAGAATGTAACTAACGCATTATTCATTGGCAGTACAGCTGAATTACAGAAAATGTTAAAGGGGAAATAATGTACGAATATCAATGCAAAATTGTTAGAGTAGTAGACGGCGATACCACTGACGTAGATATCGATCTAGGTTTCGGTGTGTGGATGAAGAAGCAACGAGTTCGTTTTTATGGTGTTGATACACCTGAGTCTAGAACAAGCGATAAAGAAGAAAAGGTCTACGGATTGGCTGCAAAACATTTTGTTGAGAACCTCTTACCAAAAGGTTCTACACAGGTTCTACGCACAAGGAAAGATGGCGTTGGCAAGTATGGTCGTATTCTTGGTGAGTTTCTTATGGAGCATGAGTGGGAAGGGAAAGTAATACAAACGACTGTGAACGACGAACTTATCAAGACACACAATGCAGTTAAATACTTTGGTCAGTCTAAGGACGATATCGAAGAAGAGCATATAAAGAATAGGTCATTGGTAAAATTAGATGGCTGATGTAACCTACCTTGGTAATCCAAATCTAAAGAAGGCTAATATTCAGCAGTCTTGGACAAAGGAACAACTTAAAGAATACTCCCTTTGTATGGAAGACCCGCAATACTTTATTGAGAAGTACGTTAAGATTGTTTCTCTGGATGAAGGCCTTATACCGTTCAAGATGTATGATTTTCAGAAGGAAATGGTAGGTACTTTTCATAGTAATCGTTTCACCATTTGTAAACTGCCTAGACAGTCGGGTAAGTCTACCATCATGATTTCTTATATATTACATTACGCACTTTTCAACCCGACTGTAAATATTGCCATCCTTGCGAATAAGGCAGCAACTGCTCGTGACCTCTTGTCACGTTTGCAACTTGCGTATGAGCATCTACCCAAATGGTTACAACAGGGGGTGATGAGTTGGAACAAGGGTTCTTTGGAGTTAGAAAATGGTTCGAAAATTCTTGCAAGTTCCACTTCAGCTAGTGCCGTTCGTGGCGGTTCTTACAACATCATTTTTCTTGACGAGTTTGCTTACGTCCCTTCAAATGTAGCCGAGCAATTCTTCAGTTCGGTGTACCCCACAATTTCATCTGGTAAGACTACCAAGGTAATGATTGTTTCCACGCCGCATGGTATGAACATGTTCTACAAATTGTGGAATGATGCAGAGAATGGAAGGAACACTTATATACCTATAGAGGTTCATTGGAGTGAAATCCCCGGCCGGGATGAAGCGTGGAAAGCAGAAACAATCAAGAATACTTCACAGTCCCAATTCAATACAGAGTTTGAATGTGAATTTCTTGGTTCAATAGACACCCTAATTACACCACAAAAATTAAGAACAATGTCATATGTAAGTCCGATTACATCTAATGCTGGCCTTGATTTATATGAACAACCGCAAGAAGGCAGAACTTATGTGTTGACGGCTGATGTTTCGCGGGGAACAAAAAACGATTATTCTGCATTTTTAGTATTTGATGTATCAGAGATGCCATATAGGATCGTTGCAAAATTTCGTGACAATGAAATAAAACCTCTCATATTTCCAGCTAAAATATACGATGTTGCTCGCGCATACAACCAAGCATTTGTTCTTATTGAGGTTAATGACATAGGAGAACAGGTTGCAAATACTATGCAATTTGATTTGGAGTATGACAACCTTATTATGGCAAGTATGCGTGGGCGTGCGGGACAAGTCCTTGGTGGGGGTTTCAGCGGTGGCCGAGCGCAATTGGGAGTAAGAACGACTAAAGCTGTAAAACGAATTGGTTGTTCCAATCTTAAACAAATGGTTGAAGATGATAAATTAATTATTCAAGACCTACAAATTATTAGTGAATTATCTACATTTATTGTTAAGGGTCAATCATTTGAAGCTGATGATGGGTGTACTGATGACCTTGTTGCATGTCTATTCATATTTGCCTGGGCGACTGACCAAACATATTTTAAAGAATTAACTGACATGGATATAAGACAGACCATGATGAGAGAACAACAGGATATGCTGGAACAGGACATGGCACCATTTGGATTTGTTGTTAATGGTTTGGAAGACGAAAATATCGGCACAATGGTTGATGAATATGGAACACGGTGGAGTCCAGTAGTCAGAGATAATAATACAGATTGGTGAAAATATAAATACTACTATATAAATTCTATTAAATCATTATCGACTTTTATCCAACAATTTGAACATAATATTAGAGAGTTATCGATAAGATGAAGTATCTCTTTACGGCTTTCATCACCCATACCAACCCTTTTTGTTATTTTTCGTATTTGGGAATTGTGGGGGTAGAACTTTAAACACACGGTTTCACTCTCACCACAATGTTTACATGACTTATCTGCTAAGAACTCGTTAAGTAATACGATTCTTTTTCGATAATTTCTACGAGCTACCTTCTTAATGGTGTCTTTGTATTTTTCATAATGTACATTTGGCATGGTTTTATTTATATGTTGTTACACATATAAAAATGGTTTTTGGAAATCATTTTTTTTATAAATATATTCGAGGAAACAAAAAAACACTCTACTATAAAAGGAGTAATAAACATGGCATTTTTAGTTTCGCCGGGCGTTCATGTCAGGGAAATCGATCTTACAAATGTTGTCCCAGCGGTTGCGACATCTATTGGCGCAATTGCCGGACCATTTAGTAAGGGGCCAGTATCGTCTGTAACTGCAATTAATTCAGAGGAACAGCTGGTATCTACGTTTGGTAAACCAGACGGATCAAATTTTGAGTGGTGGTTTACCGCAGCTAACTTTCTACAATATTCAGATTCATTGCAAGTAATTCGCGCAGAATCAGCCATTCTAAACGCTGGTGCAAACAGTGGTATTCTCATTCGTGATGATGACCATTATGAAGCATCCTTCTCTACGGGACAAGGTT